AAGCCTATGTGGCCTTGGAGGACAGGTATTTAGATCCTGCCAAGATCCCCTCCAGTGTATTCGACCGATTACCAAAACCTACAGGATGGCGCATCCTTGTTCTTCCCTATCGTGGCATAGGTAAGACACGAGGCGGTATTCATTTGGCAGATGAGTATGTCGAGAGACAGACCATTGCCACCGTCGTCGGGCTTGTTCTGGCAGTTGGGCCAGACGCTTACGGGGACGAAAACAAATTCACCGCAGGTCCGTGGTGCAAGAAGAACGACTGGATTCTATTCGGTCGCTATGCGGGTTCACGCTTCAAGATTGATGGCGGTGAAGTTCGTATCCTAAACGATGATGAGGTCATCGCAACCATCGCTGATCCAGAAGACATCATGAATGTCTAACAGCGCATTAAGGAGTTACCATGTTTGAAGATGAAGATGATGAAGATGTTGAAGTAACCGTTGTGGACGAAGAGTCGTCAGATGACGAAGATGTTGAGGTAGAGGTCAAAGCGGAGCCGAAAGACGACGATGACGACCTAGCCTCCCAAAGTGAATCTGTCAGGAAGCGTATTGGTAAGCTGACTTATAAAGTCCGTGAAACCGAGCGTCGTGAACAGGCGGCACTGGACTATGCCAAATCTGTCAAGAGCCAGCTTGATGCTATGCAAAAGCGTACATCACTTCTGGATCAGTCGTACACGACAGAAGCTGACACGCGGATCAAGGTCCAAGAGCAGCTTTACAAGGACCAGTATCGGTCTGCGGTTGACACTGGTGACACGGATAAACAGCTTGAAGCTAACCAGTATCTTGCAAGGCTTGAACTGGAACGCGACAAGATCCGCAACTACAAGTATCAACAGGAACAGCAGACGTTGTATGACAAACAGTCTGCACAGCAAGTTGCTGCTCCTCGAAGAGAACCAGTTCCTGACGAGAAGGCCCAGCAGTGGGCGGAGCGTAATGAATGGTTCGGCTCTGATAAGGCTATGACATACACGGCCTACGACACTCACAATGATCTTGTTGCAGAGGGGTTCAATCCTTCGAGTGATGCGTATTATCGTGAGTTGGACAAGCGTATTCGGAATGATTTCCCGCATAAATTTGCCAAGGGAACCAAGCTGGCATCCGCTGTCGGAGGTGCGCGGCCCACCAGCGCACAAAAAACAAACAAGGCTGTCAAGGGTGACGACCTTTCCACTTCACAAAAAAAGATTGCCAAAGCACTGGGGCTGAGTTATGAACAGTACGCCCGGCAGGTAAATCTGAAGCAAGCAGAGAGAAACTGATTATGGATCGCTCGAAACGCGAAGATACCGTCCGCTCCAAGACCGTAAAACCTACGACTTGGAAACCACCGTCCTCTTTGGACGCGCCCCCCGCACCGGAGGGTTTTAGGCACCGTTGGCTCCGAATGGAGGCCGCAGGTGTTGATGATCGGAAGAACATGTCCGCACGACTTCGCGAAGGGTTTGAACTCGTTCGCGCCGAAGAATACCCAGATTGGGATCTTCCCACGATTGATAACGGCAAACATGCTGGCGTCATTGCAGTTGGGGGTCTTGTCCTAGCGCGTATTCCCGTAGATCTGGTAAATCAGCGTACTGCTTATTATAACCGCCAAGCGCAGCAACAGCTTGACGCGGTTGATAACGACCTGATGAGAGATCAACACCCGTCCATGCCGATTATTAAACCTGAACGGCAATCTAGAGTCACTTTCGGCGGCAATCGTGCAGCCGAATAACATAAGGATCTAAGCAATGGCAAATATTGATGCCGCATTCGGGCTTCGCCCGTATCGTATGCTTGGAAGCGGTGCAAATACCAACGGTGATGTTGTATTCAACATTCAGACATCGGCAACTGCTGGAACGTCTTCGGTAATCTATCAGGGTACTCCTGTGATTCCATTGACAAACGGTATGATTGACGTTGTTGGCGCGGCTGCCGGTGGTACTGTTCCAATTCTAGGTGCGTTTCTTGGCTGTAACTATATCGACCTGACAGGTAAACCTAAGTGGTCACCTTTCTGGCCCGGTACGGCTGCGGTCCTTAGTGGTTCTGCGGCTACGGCTATCATTTCTGCACATCCTGATCAGACGTTCCTGATCAACTGCGATGCGGCTGCCGCCGACTCTATCATCCACGCAAATGCTAACTTTGCAACGGCTACCACGGGTTCAACGACCTCTGGTTTGTCCGCAGGTGAGTTGGCAGTTTCAACGGCTAACACCACCAACACCCTTAACCTTCGCATTCTGGGCTTCGAGGATACTCCTGCGAACTCTGATGCAACGGTTGCTGGGCGTCTGGCGATTGTGTTGCTTAACAATCACTTCTACCGTTACAATGCCAATGGCACTGGCGCGGGTATTTAAGGAGTAATGAACTATGGCTATTACTCGTTCACAACTCCTCAAAGAACTGGAGCCGGGTCTTAACGCCCTTTTCGGTTTGGAGTACGACCGTTACGACAATGAGCATTCCGAAATCTTCGACACGGAAAATTCTGACCGTGCATTCGAGGAAGAGGTCATGCTCTCCGGCTTCGGCCAAGCCCCTGTAAAGGGCGAAGGCGCGGCCATCTCGTACGACACCGCTGGTGAAGCCTTCACTGCTCGCTACACCCATGAGACGATTGCTCTTGCATTCGCCATCACGGAAGAGGCAGTGGAAGATAACCTGTATGACAAGCTGTCGGCTCGTTATACCCGCGCTCTTGCACGGTCGATGTCCAACACCAAACAGGTGAAGGCTGCTTCTGTCCTCAACAACGCATTTTCCTCGTCCTATAAGGGCGGCGACGGTGTTTCGTTGATCAACAGCGCACATCCTACAACTGGCGGCGGTAACTTGTCGAACACGCTTGCAACTCAGGCAGATCTTAACGAGACTTCTCTCGAACAGGCTCTGATCGACATTGCAGCGTTCATCGACGAGCGTGGTCTGAAGATTGCCCTCCGTGGCATGAAGCTGATCATCCCATCTGCTCTTCAGTTCACCGCAGAGCGTATCTTGAAGTCGGAACAGCGTGTTGGTACTGCTGATAATGACATCAATGCGATCAAGACGGGTGGTTATATGCCACAGGGCTTCTGTGTTAACCACTTCCTGACCGATCCTGATGCGTTTTTCATCAAGACAGACGCACCAAACGGCATGAAGCACTTTGTCCGTAGCCCGATCAAGACGGCTATGGAAGGTGACTTTGAAACGGGCAACGCTCGTTACAAGGCCCGTGAGCGTTATAGCTTCGGTTGGTCTGATCCTCGCGCCATGTACGGTTCGCAGGGTGCATAAAATCTGTCACTGACAGAAATATGAAAGGGCTGGCCTTGTGTCAGCCCTTTTTTTATTGTAGAGTTTTGCAATCCCTGACTGCCACTGTGGCAGACAACCCAACGACAGGAGATCCTCATGGGTACGACGACCTTTACTGGCCCGATACGCGCTGGCACCATCAAATCTACAACGGGTACGACGCTTGGCACAGACGTTAATAACGTCGGCGAAGTTGTTCTTTCACAGCATCAAGAAATTACACAGGCCACCAACGGCGGGTCTGCGGGCGTTTATACAACCTCCATTGTTATCCCAGCGGGTAGCACGATCACAGGTATTCAACTTTATGTAACTGCTATCTGGAGCGGTGCAGCTACCACTCTTGGTATTGGCACGACGATTTCTGCAACAGCAATTACAGCGGCTGGGGCAGTTGCAGGTGGTACACTTGGGATTATTAATGCTACGGCAGGTGCAGATGCAACCCGAATTGGTACTTGGATCAATGTTGGAACGTCCGATATTAAGATCGTGGTTACATCAACAAACACAGGCACGGGTACTGGTTTTCTAAAAGTGAACTACATTCAGCACGGCACCTACGTTCCGTAATGTGATTTGAGGGGTGTCAATATCTGGCACCCCTTCCACTTATTTGAAGGATAGATCACATGGCAGATGCAGTAACTTCACAGATAATTTTTGATGGCACAAGAACAGCCGTCATGAAATTTACCAATATCTCCGATGGAACGGGTGAGTCCGCCGTTCTTAAAGTAGACGTTTCGGCTTTGACGAAATTCCAAGGAGCATCTTGCACCGGGGTCAACATTGTTACACTGGATGCTATGACGGTTGGCATGGGTGTGGACATCCTTTGGGATGCGTCAACGGACGTTGTTTGCTACACTATTGGCGCAGATCAATTCGTCTCGTTCGAGTTCTCAAGGTTTGGTGGAATAACTAATAACTCTGGTGCGGGTAAGACAGGAGACATTATGTTTACCACTGTCGGGGCCACTGCTGGAGACAGGTATACGATTGTTCTTGAGATGACAAAGAACTTCTGATGGCAAAGGGCATGGGGATTAAGACATCTGTCAAATCCGGCAACTTCCGTAAAACGAAGTCCGGTGCTGGCATGACAGAAAAAGGTGTCAAAGCATTCCGTCGTGCCAATCCCGGATCGAAGTTAAAGACTGCCGTGACAGAAGACAAGCCTACAGGAGAGCGGGCTAAACGCCGCAAGTCCTTCTGTGCAAGATCAGCGGGACAAGCGAAGATGTTCCCGGAAGCTGCAAAAAACCCCAACAGCCGTCTTCGTCAGGCACGTAAAAGATGGAAGTGCTGACATGATGGTTGGATTAGAGTTTGTCTGGAATATACTTTTAACAATAATCTTCATTCCTACGGCGTGGGTTTTGGTGTATCTTAATGGCAGGATTAACGAATTGTTTCGCCATACTGCAAATACAAGGGAGGACATAGCCCGAAACTATGTCACCCGAGTAGATCTTCATAACGATCTAGACCAACTCATCAAGAGATTTGATCGGTTTGAAGAGAAAATAGATCGTTTAGTTGAAAACCGTTAAGGAGACTACCATGAAACCAGCTGATCCAAACAGGCCACGTCCTATGCCACGTCCTATGCCACGTCCTATGCCACGTCCTATGCCGGGGCAATCTCCAAAGCCCGTGCCGGGGCAATCTCCAAAGCCCGGTGCATCCCCAACTATGCCGCGTCCTATGCCGCGTCCACGGAAACCGATGGTTGATGGCCCATTAGGTCCACGGAATCCAAATGGTCCGCGTAAGCCCATGGGTTCTCCGTCGCCTATGTCGGGTGGCGCAGGGTCAGCATTAAGCGCAATGTCTAAGGGCCTAACGGGCATGAAAAAGGGTGGTATGGCTGCCAAGGGCAAAGGTCTTGCCATGAAGAAGGGTGGCATGGCTCCAAAGGGCCGTGGCATGGCGATCATGATTGCTATTGGTAAGCCAAAAGGTCGTGGCAAAAGCTAAAGGAGGGTGGGTTGCCTGTAAAGAAGTCTGGTGTAAATGCTTCAGGTAACTACACAAAGCCTACCATGAGGAAGGCTTTGTTTAGCAAAATCAAGAGCGCAGCCGTGCAAGGTACGGCTGCTGGTCAGTGGTCTGCCCGTAAGGCGCAGATGCTGGCGAAGCAGTACAAGGCAAAGGGCGGAGGATATAGGGACTAATGAAGGCTCCACAGCAATCCTTGAAGAACTGGT